TCACCATACAGAGCTTTTGTAGCATAATTAAAATCAGCTACAATGAGAGAGCTTCCATATGGACCGACACCATCAACAACTCGATCCCTTGGATTCTTGTCTCGCATAGCCATTCCTGTTACAGCAAATGGCAGAAGTGCTTGACGCAAATTGTAGTTGATTGAGTTAAGTTCTTGAATACGCTTTTCAAGCTCCTTAATCTTATTTGTTAAAATAAACTCTTGTTTAAGCATATCGTATCCCTCATCCATACTCTTAAAGTATTCAGTCATCCTTCTTATTTTCCTTATCCTCATTTGCAAGAGCCTCCCAATCAATCTGGGAGAACAGATCCTCAAATTCCTTCATTAGCTTTTCAACTTCGGCATCCAATTCTTGGTCAGTCTTAGAAGTGAATCCACTGGTGTCTTGATTTTTCATATTACTCCTTAATGCTTTGCTTATCCATGTAACGTCCCATACCCAGCAATCCGTATCCAACGATATCTTGGTAAGGATTCTCGTTGAAAGCCTTGGGATTGTTTGCGATACGGAACAACTTATCTAGGATACGAACAATGGTAAGAACATCATCATATTGCTCAGGTTTGATACCATTGGGGAACATTTGTCGAAGGCAATTGCCACTTCGACCAAAAGAATCCCCATAAGCAAGTTGCTTTTGACGGACAAGTTCTCCAACGTCGTATCCAATATCTTCATAGTTTTTAGGGTTATTGTTGTTCATCTTTGATTCTCTGTAGATCCGCTTTGATTTCCAGTAGTGCATCGAGCCTTCCCTTAGCGTAGTCTCTGAAGCCTCTACCACTATCCATTAGAGTGCTGTTGTTGTAGATATTCAACCACTCTTGAACATTTTTATCCACTTGCTGCTTTAGTTCGCTCAACATATACTTTCTACAGTTATTCCAGCTTTTGTTAAAAGGGCTATTCCGTCAGAATGATAGTTCTCATGGTAGACAACACGCTTTATTCCAGACTGAATAATTAGTTTGGAACATTCATAACATGGTGCCATCGTAACGTATAATGTAGCTCCCTCTGAAGAACTTGTAGACCTTGCCAGTTTAGTTATAGCGTTAGATTCCGCATGAAGAACCTCTGGTAAGGTTTTCCAAGTAATGGGATGCTCACAAACATTCGAGAATCCCTTTGGAGTTCCATTATATCCTTCTGAGATAATGTGTGTATCTTTTACAATAATACAACCTACCTTGGCTCTATTAGCATAAGAGAGCTTGGCTAACTCTTTTGCCATAGCCATGTAAGTGTTGTCTAAGTTTTGTTGTGCTGCCATAGTATCCTCGGCTACTACATAATAGTATGGAGATGTTAAAACTATGCCACTAAGACCAATATTACCTCAAGAACCTTTAGTTGTAATGAACGCAGCCACAGACCGCGACGGAGTTTACTGGAAAGGTGCCCAGCCTAATAATTGTTTCCTTTCCAATGCTCACATTATAATGAACGGAGGTCGTGCAGGGCTAATCTCTGATATGTCTCCCGTGTTCACTAATCCCATTCTTCGTGATGTTTTAATCACAGTTAAGAAGGGAGATAAAATGACCACCATGTGGGGTGTTCGCCGCCACCAATTAAGAAATCCACAGACTATAAGAGTTCGTGTAGTAGATACTACTCGTCCTGCATTGTTTGAAACTTCAGGAATTACCTATATGAAAGAACACGCCATATACGATGAAATCGAAAGTGGCGAAGCATTATATGAGGGTTGCTCTGGAGACAACATTCCAGCCCAATTACTACAGATCCGTCTTGCTGGTAACAGGTCTGACCCAAAGTGGGCCAATCCAAGACACATCGTCGTTACCGACATTCATGGAAATGAGATTGGACAAAAGAGAGGTTTAGCTAGAGCAGCCTTCGCTGTATCAATAAAGGATTCTGGTCCCAATGGTATTGTTGAATTGAAAGATCCATTCCTCAAAACAGTTCAACAAACGCAAGTTGCTAAAAGATCAGATGGCACTTGGGCAGACTCCTTTGCTGCTGTGTGCATCGAATACTGTAGATCACTAAAATGGACTGGTGGCTACATCGGGTACAAGAATCCTAAGATGACCGCAGTTCAGCTATTTGATTTTGCAAATAAGGCAGCAGGACAAACGGGTCCAGAGGAAATTGTTATTGATGGTCTTACCTTAGATCACAACAATGGAATCACATTGAGACTAGACAATACAACCAAGAAGGTTGATATTAGAAACTGTGTAGGTACTGGAGACATTACCATATTCAAGATGGCATCCGATGGTGTCTATCGTGTGTGGAAGAAAGTACCAGTCGCTCAAGGCTTCACTTACTAGATGGTGCTGATGGTAGGAGTCGAGCCTACGGGGTCAATTTAATAACAACAGATTTACAGTCTGCTCCCGCCCCCTACGGGTCTACATCAGCTTTAGTTTGGTGAGACTGGAGGGGGTCGAACCCTCGACCAACTGGTTAAAAGCCAGTTGCTCTACCGACTGAGCTACAGTCTCTTGTATTGGTATCCCCAACTGGACTCGAACCAGTAACCAACAGATTAGAAATCTGTTGCTCTATCCAATTGAGCTATGGGGACTTGAAAAAACCACAGGCTGTTATACCCGTGGCTCGGGAGGAACCTCCCCGACCACCATTCAAGAGGTGAATGGATCGTTGTTTGGTAGGGATGGCGGGAATCGAACCCGCACGCCTTAGGGGCTTCAGATTTTAAGTCTGATGTGTCTGCCTATTCCACCACATCCCCATATGGCTCCTCGGGTAGGGATCGAACCTACAACCAATCGGTTAACAGCCGATTGCTCTACCATTGAGCTACCGAGGAACCTTCAATCACAGAGTAGTATCATTCTTCCAGAAACCACCCTCAGGCTCAATCTCGTCCGTAAGTCCGAGGATAACCTTGAGTTCATTCGCAGTATCAACAAGCTCATTACGTCGGTTGATGATGTTCTCACGTTGAGCATCAATCTGAGAAAGAGCATTATCCATCTGCTTAATACCTTGTTCAGCACCTTCGAGCATCTGAGCAAGGAACTTATCACGCTTGTCAACAGTCTTTTCAGTCATAATTATATCCTTTCTAAGATATTGTTTTGGTACGCCTACTTGGACTTGAACCAAGAACCTACCGCTTATAAGACGGCAACTCTAACCGATTGAGCTATAGGCGCGTTGTTCTATAGATTATAGTCGCTGATAAGCTGGATTTTATTTATTTTCTTGTGGAGCGGAAAACGGGACTCGAACCCGCAACAGTCAGCTTGGAAGGCTGAAACTCTACCATTGAGTTATTTCCGCTTGTCGCACTCACAGTACGTCGGTACACCAACAAACGTGCGAGTATCCGTCTCGCTATCATAGTCACAGGTGTAGCATTTCATGTCCACAAAAACATCGGTAATAGTATGATGCTTAGTATTCTTAACAAAATTCTTTACAGCGTTAGCTACGATATACAAAACGCTTTCATTACTATCATCATTGTAGGTTGTGATGGCTGAATAACCATCTTCATCAAGCCAATGGATTTCTACATTCCAACGCTTACCGTGTGCCATATTAATTTTTAATTAGAGGATGTATTGAACTTCTTAGTATCTACAATACGAACTGCACCATCTACGATACGAGGAGTATACAGGTCTTTATCCTTCGTCGGGACTACCTTGTTAAGGATTGCATCTGCAATCTTTCCTGACACGTTATTCTTGATAAATCTTGCGATATTTCTAGCTCCATACTCCTGAGAGTATCCACCCTCCGCTACAAATTCAACTAACGAATCTGTAGGCTTAATTGGCAGAGCTTCGAGTTGCAACTTGGCAATCTTCTTAACATCTTCCTTGCTGAGTGCATGGAATACTACAATATCATCAATGCGGTTCAAGAACTCAGGACTAAAGTGACGCTTGATAGACTTGCGAATAATCTCCGATGAAACCTTCTCATCATTGGTTTTCTTTCTGTCGAATCCCATAGGTTCTTTATTAATTTCGGTAACACCTTGGTTAGAGGTGAATATAAAGATAGATTGGCTGAAGTCCAATACCTGTCCGAGGTTATCGGTACAAGTGCCATCATCGAGAAGTGAGAGAAGGAAATCATAGAGCTTGTGGTGAGCCTTCTCTATCTCATCGAACAAGAATACCCAGCGATTAGATTGTTCTGCTTTCTCACCTAACAAACTCTTTTCGCTATGCCCAATAAATCCTGGAGGAGATCCGATCAACTTAGCGTACTCATGTCCGTGAGAGTATTCCGCACAATTGACCTTGAAGAAATTACCGCTGAACTTCTCACCAAGGATCTTTGCAATCTGAGTCTTGCCCACTCCCGTAGGTCCGACAAACAAGAACGAGCTATGCTTTGTTAGACCAGAAGCCATGAGCTTCATGGCATTAATCAATGCATCTATAGCCTCGTCTTGACCAACAATGTTAGTGTTGAAATGAATACGAAGATTCTCAAGATCCTCAATCGAGGACATTCCTAGACTATCATTGAGTCCTCGGTTCTTAGCCTTACGCTTAAGCATAGCGAGGAACTTGTGTTCCATGCCACTCATAAACGTCTGAGCATTGAGGTCGGTGCAAATAAACTCCAGAGAGAATGGAGGATATAGATCAATGATAGCCTTGTATGCAGCATTCAAAGCAATTTCACGATCTTCTACATCTTCAGGTAGCTGATCTACGAAGGCATCACCCTCGATCATAAACTTGCGAACAATAAATACCTTATAATCCTCCACCTTGATCGGTGTTTGTTCGGACATGATCTTTTTACGAAGTGAATCGTAAATCTTTTTTTCCTCCTCAAGGGAGAAACCACGAACAAAAAGAACTAAATCTAGTTCTGGAGAAACTACACGGTATGTTTTCTTATTAGTCATTTAATAGATTATCTAATTCTGTGAAAACTGAATTTTCTTGTCCTTTAGATGCCTTAGTTGTATTAGAGTCGGAAGGCTCCTCCATTTTAATGACTAAACCTAGGATCTTAATCACGTTATTTTTAGATGCCTGAGCTACTTTAAGTGTGTCTACCATTAAAGCCTTGGCAGTAGAGTCCATAGGGTTATTGTCCACCATTTCTCTAAAGAAACGGTGAGCATCAAGAGCGAGCTTTCTGTCCTCTATGGATTCTTCTATTAGCTTCTTAGCTATTCTTTGAATTCTGGTTGGGCCAAGAATCGAATTTTTCGGTATATAATTTGTTGGCATACATAAGCTCCTTCTTGGTATCTAGCATCTTCTTGTACCTAGAATTGATGTTTTTCTGAACAAACGAAGTGAATACATCGTACCACTCGTCGTAAGTAATTTCCGTATCATGCGAGAAAGCAGGATACCAAGGCAAATAAGGTGAATTAACTTCTATATTCATTTAGTTTTTCCTAAAAGTTCAATATTGGTAATGTCTGCTCCAAGTATCTGAACACCTTCTGGTAAATCGAAGGTTGCCTGAATTTCTTGAATCACCTTTATAATATCCGTATTTTGTGGATATTCTATATCAAAGTTAATACTAACTTTAATGTTTTGCCTAACGTAATTATCGTTTGAATTTCTGGTGTTAAACTTCAATGGAACTTTACTTTTCTTTTCTCCCCAAAGCCAACTCATTTGGTTATCCCTGTGAAATGTATTACAAGTGAATATCTGTTACCTTGAGTAATTGGTTTTACACAATGGCGTGTAGTACCATCCCAAACTAATACAGAATATTTGTCTTTCGTGCTGTGTATTATAGACTCTTTACCATCGGAATCAAACAGTATTATATCTCCACCAGAAAAATCATCGTTTAAAAGTATAGATGCTGTTGCAAATATGACTGGACGAATTCCATTTGGTCCAGAATCTAGATCACAATGAGGTTCAAATTGACCTCCTTCTTCATATTTAAGAATCCAGAAACCATGATATCCAGTAACGACATCAAATCCAGAGTTTTTAAATCCCCAGTTTATGTGCCGCATTAAACTTTGCCCTAAAGGGAAAAGCTCTGGTAAAACCGATATAATCTTGGAATCATTCTCCTCTCTTTTATCGGAGAACGGATTTGCAATTTGAAACTCCAAGCATTTTGGATTAGCAAACCATTTTGATTTGCCTCCCCTTTCATCTACTAACTCCATTAGTGTTTTAGCTACTTCTGGAGTTATAGCTTGGTTGGCTTTTATGTAAGTTGGTTCTGGATTAAAAGTCTTAACGCTTTCCATTCTTAAATTTTTGGAAACCTTCCTCATCGTCATCCAAAAGATCATCAGGATTGACGGGTCTGCCTTTTAGCATATTATAGTTCTT